GTCGCATCATGCTGGTGGGGTCAAAGTCGGGGCCTGGGGTCTACATTATCGAAGGTGACCGCCTGGTCTCCCAGCACACCACCGATCCGATCAACGCCGAATCAGCGCCGGATGGTTCGCCGTACTCCCACGACTCGTGGGACGTGGTCCGCATCCATCGCGGGCTCACGCAGTCGCAAATGTTCGACTTCGCCAACTCGACGCCGGGCGTCGCCCAGAACGCCGCCGACATCTTCGGGCTCATCCCCGACGATGAGACGGTGGATGGCGAGGATGCGGGCGGTGAGGCCGCTCCGAAGAACCCCGATGGTGCCCTGCCGGGGTTCGGCATCAAAGAAGGCTGGCTCTGGTGGCAGCGCGTCGAGGGCAAGAAGCTGGTCACGTCAAAGATCGCCGCAGCCATCGAACTGGTACAGGTCGCCACCGACGAGACGGGCGGCGGCACTGCGATCGTCATCGATGCCAGGACGCACCTCGGCACAATTCGCCGGATATCGATCCTGCGCTCCAGCCTCGCCTCCGACCCGCGAACGACGTGGGCGCAACTGGCGGGGCTCGGGGTCTGGATCGCTACCGAGCCGACGCTGCGCGCGGCGCTCGCCAAGTTCCTCTCGCAGCCAGCCGACCATCTGCCCCGCGCACTGGCAGTCACCAGGATCGGCTGGCATCAGGTCGGGGACAACTGGGCCTTCGTGCTGCCTGACTGCGCCTATCGCGGCGGCGAGGTCGATCGCGACATCGTCTGTACCTCGGCATCGGGCTCGGGGGCGTTCAACGTGGCCGGGGAACTCCTCGACTGGTCGAGTACCGTCGCCACGCCTGCCTGGGGGAATCACCGCCTGATGTTCGCAATCGCGTTCGGGCTGTCGGGTCCGCTTCTCATGCCAACCAACACGCAGGGAAGGGGCGTCCACATCCTCGGCGCGTCATCATCGGGCAAGTCCACGATGCTGGAGGTCGCCGGATCGGTCTGGGGAGGCGGCGGCGTCGAGGGACGATTCATCCGGTCGTGGCGAACCACCGCCAACGCCCTGGAAGGGGTCGCAGAGGGCCACAACGACACGCTGGTGGCGCTGGACGAGGTCGGGGAGATAGACCCACGCGTGATGGGCGCGGCGGTCTATATGCTCGCCAACGGGTTTGGGAAGTCCCGCATGGGGGCCGACACCGGGATGCGGACAACACGCACATGGCGAGTCCCGTTCCTGTCCTCGGGCGAGGTGGCACCCGCCGACATCGTACTCGACGCCACCGGGCGGGAGCAGCGCGGTGGGCAGTCAGTCAGGATGGTCGTGCTGCCGTCCGACGCAGGGGCAGGGCTCGGGGCGTTCGACTCCTGCCCAGGGGCTGGGGGTCAGACCGCGACCGCGCGAGGCGCAGCCTTTGCCGACAGGCTCAAGCGGGCGTCTGCGACCGCCTACGGGACCGCAGGGCGCGAGATGGTCGCCAGGCTGACCGCAATGCCGGATCGTGGGGCAGAAGCCGCGCGGGGGCTGCTGGAGGCGTTCGTCGCCCAGCGGCCCCCGCACGACAGTGCCGAGATCGGGCGCACCACCACGATCGTCGCCGTCGCCTACGCCGCCGGGATGATGGCAGCGCAGTGGGGCATCCTGCCCTGGTCCGACGAGTCAATCCTCAAGGCGTGCAACGTCTGCCTCGACGCCGTCATCTCGGAGCGCAACGGGTCGGGCGGCAGCGGGGCGTTCGACATCGAGGCGGGAGCCGAACGCCTGCGCGACTGGATAGGGGCCAAGGGCCATCTCAATCTGCGCGGGATCGGGGAGGGTGTCCACAACGACGCAACCGGATACCAGGCGATCTACGGCTACCGGAAGTCGAGCGGGGAGATATGGTTCACCCGCCTCGGGCTGCGCGAGATCCTGGGGTCGCACTGGGCGAACGTGTGGACTGGTTTGCACGGTATGGGCTTCGTCCGGCTGGGCGACGGGAAGAACCTTCCCGTCAAGGCTAAGGGTTTCGCCGGGCTCCCGGCGGGCCGATACTTCGTCCTGCTACCGGAGTTTTTGGACGATGGGGACGGGGAATAGCCGTTTCCGGTTCCGACTCGACAAAGTCGGAACCGGAGTCGGAACCGGTAACCTATCGTAATCGTTGAAGAATTAGCCCGGTTCCGACAGTTCCGACCATTTTCGGAAACACGATGACCCGTAGAGGATTTGTGGACACGAGGGGGAATTCTTGACGCAGTGCGTTATTCTCGCGTAGGGTCATCATAAATAGGTTTTAGGTCGGAACTGTCGGAACCGGAGTGTAAGTGTCCGAAACTAAAAACGATTTTCGGTTCCGACTACGGTTCCGACTTTTGTCAGGTCGGAACCGGGGGGAAGGCGATGGCAAAGGCGAAAACGCAGTCGAAGTCGAAGGCCAAACCGAAGGGCGCGGGCGGCAAGGTAGTCACGCGCCCCGGCGCAGGTACGCCCGTCCAGCAGTGGACGAACGACCAGCTTCGGGTCTACGGCTACATACGCCAGGGGCCGCAGCGCGAGGAACTGATTCGACGAGTGATGAGGGAGATCGCGGGGTTTATCAGAATCCGATTCCAATAAACCCACCGCTTATGTTACGGTGACGCCATAATGAGCGAAGTCGAGATCGTCGATGACGAGGACCAAGCGTACTACTCGCGGCAACTCCGTTACGCCAACCCTATCGGAAAAGCGGGCAGGCCCGCAACCCTGACCCCTAAACTGGCCGCGACAATCGCCAGCGAAGTCCGACTCGGCGCGCGTCCCCGCGAGGTCGCGTCCGCGATGGGGGTGCCAATCTCGACGTGGTATTCATGGAAGAACCTGGCGAAGGAAGGGCGGCAACCGTGGAAAATGCTGCTCGGCAAGATCGAAATCGCGGAGGCATCCTTCATCGCGCTCGCCGAACAACGCCTGGCCGGGGAACCCGACTGGCGCGCGACGCTGGCGATCCTCAAGTCACGACGGCGCGGGGTGTACGGCGACAAGGTCGAGATCGCCGCGACCGCCCCGCAGCCTCGGGAACTCACGCACGAGGAACTCCAGGCCAAGGCGTTAGAGATGGGCCTTCCAGAGATTGTGTTCCAGCGGTGACCACCTACCCGCCACCGATGGATGAGGAGCGCCTCAAGATACTCCAGGGCCTCGCCATCCACGAGGCGCGGGCGAGCCTCTGGGCGTTCCGGCGCTTCATCCATCCGACGATGACCACCGGGCCGTTTTTTGAAAGCCTGTCCGATACCCTTCAGAAGTTCTTCGCCGACTACACCGCTGGGCTCCGGCCACGCCTCGCGATCTCCACCCCACCCCAGCACGGGAAGAGCCTGGGGGTGATCGACGCCGTCGCCTGGGTTGCCGGGAAGAACCCCGACTGCCGTGTCATCTTCGCCAGCTTCAGTGAACGACTCGGCGTCCGCGCCAACCTGGCGATCCAGCGCATCCTTGATAGCGACCGTTACAAGCTGGTGTTCCCAGGCACGAGGCTCAACAGCCCGTCGCCGCTGGCCAGGGGGGCGCAGCCGATCCGCAACCGCGACATCATCGAATACTCGGGGCGAGCCGGGTACTTCCGCAACACTACCGCCAGAGGGCCAGTGACGGGCGAGAGCGCCGACATCCTGATCGGCGACGATCTGATCAAAGGCCGGATCGAGGCCAACAGCGCCACCGTGCGGGCGAACCTGTGGGACTGGCTGACCGACGATCTGATGACCAGGCAGAGCGAGGGCGGGGCCATGCTCCTCGTCGGCACACGTTGGTCAACGGACGATCCCATTGGCAGGCTGCGCGACAAGCTGGGCGACAAGATGCGCGTCGTGAACTACCCGGCGATAGGCGAGGATGGCGAGGCGTTGTTTCCAGAACTCAAGTCGCTGACATTCCTTGAGTCACAACGCACTACCCTCGGCAGCGCGTCGTTCGAGGCACTCTACCAGGGCAACCCGCAGATCGTGGGGGGCAACCTGATCAAAGGCGATTGGTTCCCGCGATGGTCGCAGCTTCCGGCGACGCTCGACTACCGCATCATGGTCGTGGACACGGCGCTCAAGACAGGGGTCGCCAACGACTACACGGTCGCCCAGGTATGGGGGAAGGCGGGCGGCAAGATTTACCTGATCGACCAGTGGCGAGCGAAGGTCGAGGCCGCTGACCTTCGCACGGCGCTGCTGGCCTTCATCACGAAGCATCGGGCGACCGGGCCTGACGATCTGCTGGGGCAACTGCGGGCGGTCGAAATTGAGGATAAGGCGAGCGGCACGCAACTGGTGCAGGAACTCAAACGCCTCGGCGGCGTCCCGGTGAAGGCGATCCCGCGCAACAAGGACAAGTACACCCGGTACTGCGACGTGGCCGGGTACATGGAAGCGGGCTCGGTCGTTCTCCCGGCAGCGGGGGCGTTCACTCACGACCTGGTCGCTGAACTTGAGGCATTCACCCACGATGATGGGCACGTCCACGATGATCAGGTAGACTGCCTGATCGGTGCGTGCGAAAGCATCTTCACCGCGACCAGCATCGCGGATCTTTGGTCGAGGCAAACCTAAATGAGCAGACGCAAATCATCCACCCTTCACTCGGTTCCCGCTGCCGACAAGCCGACCCCAGCGAGCAACATGGCGCAGGCGCGCGACGGCTATGCCAACCTTGTCACACGCACGGGCCTCGGAGCGGGCAACCAACTTAGCGCAGGGACATACCTCCCCGTCCTGCTAACGCGCAACAGGCTGCGGCTTGAGAATATGCTGCGAGGTTCGTGGATCGTCGGCGCGGCAATCGAGGCGTTCCCTGAGGATATGACGAGGGCAGGGATCGAGGTCATCAGCGACGATGAGCCGAGCGACATTGCCAAGGTGCAGCGGTGCCTCAACACCTACGGCGTCTGGTCTGCGCTCCAAAGCAACCTCAAGTGGGGCAGGCTCTACGGCGGGAGCATCGCTTACATCGACATCGACGGGCAGGAGCCGAGTACGCCGCTCGACGTGTCAACGGTCGGCGAGGGCCAGTTCAAGGGCTTGCGCGTCTATGACCGATGGCAGCTTTCCCCCGACGTGAACAACCTCGTGCCATCCGGCCCCGACGCTGGGTTGCCCGCGTACTACGCGCTGACCACCATCGACTCGGGGAACTTCGGCGCGCCCGTCTCGGGCGTTCGCTTCCATCACACGCGCTGCATCCGCGCCATCGGCGTGCAGCTTCCGTTCTTCCAGGCGATCACCGAAATGATGTGGGGCGAGTCGATCCTTGAAAGGATGCAGGACCGCCTCATGGCATTCGATGCTGCCAGCATGGGCGCGGCCAACCTGCTCGAAAGGGCGTACCTCCGCACGGTGCAGATCGACGGCCTGCGCGAGATCATCGCGGCTGGCGGGCAGTCCGAAGCAAACCTCCGGTCGATGTTCGCGGATATGCGGTTCATGCAGAACAACGAGGGCATGAGCCTGATCGACGCCAAGGACACGTTCACCGGGCACAGCTACACGTTCGCCGGGATCGATGACGTGATCATGCAGTTCGCGCAGCAACTCAGTGGTGCTTGCGGCATCCCGCTGTCGCGGCTGTTCGGCCAGGCCCCCAAGGGGCTCAACGCAACGGGCGAAGGTGACATGAGGATTTACCACGAGAACGTCAACGGCGCGCAGGAGTCGATGCTGCGCGACGGTCTGACCACGATCCTCTCGGTCGTGTACCGCAGTGAACTGGGGCGCGATATTCCTGAGGATGCTTCATTCGAGTTCAAGCCTCTGCGTGGGCTCGACGAAACCGAACGCGCAGCCATCGCAACGGCGAACACGGCGACCGTGCTGTCGGCGTTCGAGTCGGGCGCAATCGAGCAGGCGACCACGCTGATGGAACTCCAGAACATCGGGCAGAACACTGGCGTGTTCACGAACATCACCGACGAACATATCAGCGAAGCCGAGAAGGCCGACGAGGCACCGCCTCCCCCCGTTGTCGCGCCACCGATGATGCCCCCAGGCGAGGCACCACCGGAAGCGCCACCACCGGAAGCACCGCCACCGACCACCGACAGCGTATGGAACCGCTGGCTGGCGAGGGTCGGGCGATGACCGCCGCCGAATGGTCCGACGTGATCGGCGGAGCGGCCAGCTTCGGCGGCTACACGCTGAACGCGGAACAGTGCGACGAGGTCGCCGATCTGCTCGTCGGGATGCGTGCCCCGCTCGGCGCGGCGGTCGATGACGGGCTGGCGCTGGTCAATTCCCGCAACGAGTCGCACGGCGACCCGCTGGAAACGGCGCTCCAGTTCGATCCCAGCGACGCGCTTTGCTACCCGGTCGCGATGATCCGCGCGAAGCTGTCGAGGATCGCGGCGCGTGGCAGCGGTCTTGAAGATTCGTTCGCCGACATTGCCGGGTATGCGGCGATGGCAATCGGGTTCCTGCGACGGTGAAAACCAAGTTCGGCCACCCCTCGGCGGCAGAGCGGAAGTTCGCGACGCAGCTTCGCAAGGTCGCGAAACACGTCGGGCACATCACCGACATCCACGCTCCGCAGGGCGTGCTGTTCGACCCGCAGGGTCTGACGAGGTCGCTCGCAGCCTACAGCGAACTGATCACGCCCTGGGCTGAGCGCGTCGCGGCGACGATGCTCGCGTCGGTGTCGCAGTCGAACCTGCGCGGGTGGACGAGCATGAGTCGGACCATCGGGGCTGAACTGCGCGCCAACTTCAACACCAGTGAAGCGGGCGCGGCGGCGCGTGCCTTGCACACCGAACAGGTCGGGCTGATCACAAGCCTCCCGACCGAAGCGGCCACGCGGGCGCAGTCGCTCGCGCAGGAGGCGATGCTAACCGGGGGAAGGCCGAATGCGGTCGCAGCCGAGATCGCCAGGACGGGCGAGGTCACGGCGTCGCGGGCTACGCTGATCGCGCGCACCGAAACGGCCAAGAGCAACGCCGCGTTCACGCAGGCGCGGGCTGAGAACATCGGCGTCACGCACTACGTCTGGCAGACGATGCAGGATGAGTCGGTGCG